CCCAATCTTTAAGTACTGCCATCATCCTTATTGCTAATAATGTTGCACTAATAAGATCGTCTGTTTGTCCTAATTTTGCTTGATAACTAGATCCTGTTGCAACATAATTTTTTAATTCTGATATAAACGGTTTACTGTGTACAACCATTTTATCATTTTCTATCATAGTTTTTAGTCTACTACAGGCAGTAATTTTAGTGCCGTGAGTAGTGTTAAAGCCTTTACGGAATTTACGTACATGTCCTTTGCGGATAGGTTCACTGACAAATAGTCCTGGAATATTTTCTTCACCAAAGTCGTTTATAACGATTAGTGCAGCCTCGCCTATACCATTGTTTTCTACACTCCAATAAATTCCGTTTGCATTACTAGTTTCTTGAACAAGGTAATTACATATATCCGATAACACACGTATCTGTCCAGGTATAGCAGTAGTGTTATGTTGCCATTCTGCAACTTGTTCATAACTAGGTAATTCAAATACTTGTATAGCAGCGTTATCGCCGCCGGTGCCCATTGAAGGATCGAGTGCTACTGCATATGTAAATTCTGGACTAGGTTTTTTATACCAACGTGTTTGCCCCATATTGACAAGCGGTTTATTACCTTCCATTACTGCAAGTTTAATACTATTAATTAGTGTCTCGTCAAAAACTAAGAATTCACAACCGTACTCACGTCTGAACTTTTCTTCACCGATTCGCCCTAGCTCTTCTTCTTTCCATTTTTCGTCTCTATCTGGATGTTCCCACCAATCAGACCGGAAGCTATGAAACCCATTACGACCTACCTCTTGCTCATTACCATGTTCGTCAAACTTATCTTCTGCTTGTTTCCAAATAGTAGCAAACGTATCTTCGTCTGAGTTTGGTGTGCTAGTAATAATAGCTCTACCACCTGTTGCTAGTGTAGGTGATATTGATGTCCAAAATTCTTCTGCAATGTTAGGCATAACAAATGCAAACTCGTCACAGTATAGTAATGAAATTGACATACCACGTCCTGTGTTGCCCGTTGTTGTTTGACTAACTATTCGACTTCCATTTTCAAACTCAATCGAACCTTTGTTGTATGAAGTAACACCTGCTCTAATATGATCAGGACAACTTTCATAAACAAATCGTATACGAGACATAATCTCTTGGGCACCAGTATACTTGTGTGCAGCAATAAGTATTGTCTGGTCTGGAATAAACATTGCATACCATGCTAGGTATATACTAGCACACGTAGTTTTACCTGTTTGTCTAGGCATCATATTAATGTTAAAGCGATAGCTATGATAACTTGACATTAGTCCAAGCTGATATTCAAATGGTTTGTATAATAACTTACCTTTTACAGGATGTTGGATATAAGCAAAGTGTTCTGCAAAATACAAATAGCCCGTGTCTGGATCCATACACTTTTGTAAGTCCTCAATCTGTGCTTCTGTAAATGTTTCTTTTTTATTCGCCTTTTTAATTAAGACGCCATCTAAACTTGTTGACATAGTGTATTTACTCAAAAGAATAGCGCCCTTAGGCGCTATTGAGTACTCTGGGGGGTTTAATCACACTTGCATGAACCTGGTTCGCCACGCTTCTTACCAGCAACTTTTGTACAGCCTTTCCAACACTTGTCGTAAATCTTGCTGTTACCATGTTTTTTGCCTTCTGGTAAATTTGCTAATTCTTTCTTTTCGGAAGCAGTTAACATTGCATTACCGCACTCGTTACATGTTCCTTCTTTCATTTCATTTAAAGCATCCCATAATCTTGCTTTAATTCCATCTTCAAGCGCCATTGGATTATCTCCGTCTGCTGCTTTTTTGTAGGCTTTCTTTTCGCGGTTTAAGCCACCTGACAAATCTTTTGTCATTGTTTGTGTATCTGCATACTCTTCGTCTGGCTCGTTTGCGTAATCTTCTAATGCTTCTTCTTCTGATTCTGCTCTGTTTACAATACTGGAAAAGTTTTCCATATCTGTGCGCATATCATTTGCGCCTTTTAATGGCATTGGAGGCATCTCAGGCATATCGTCTGGGCCTACACTATGTGCATGTTCTGCACCTGCTGCACCTTTGACAATATCTAATAGTCTTCCAACTTCATCTGCACTATCTGCATTCATTGAAATATTCATAGAAGCCATTTCTTTAAGTTCTTTTTTTTGTGAATCAATAGTATCAATTGATTCTAATAATTTTTTCATGTCCATAGTTAGCTCCCTACAACACTTTTAGTGTTTTCTGTTTCAGTGATATCTGCTGATTCACCTGCTGCTACGCCGTCTATTGGACTATGTTCGTTGTCTTTGCGAGCAGTTTCTAATTCTTTTAATAGATCCATTACACGATTGCCGCCAACTGATTCTTGTGCGCTTTCTCCGCCCATGTCATCCTTGCCTAGCATTGCTTCGTATGGTGTATCTTCTTTCTTTTCTTGATATTCTTCAGCCATATCATTAGGATTACGTACAATAATATGCGTTTGAGGACAACCACAACACTTGCCGATATATTCCTGCATAACTTGAGATGTAGTTGGATAGTTTACTTCCGCTTCAAAATATGTAACTTCCATATTTTCTAGTTGTGGGAAATCTAACGGGCGTTCTTGTATAGGTGTCTTTTTACCTGTAGACAAGTTTGATAAATTATATTTTTCTAAACATGTTTCTAACATATCTACAAAATTTTCAGGTAAGTCACCTGCTACTCCTATCTTAAATGGATAGGTTTTTTTAGATTCTGTTAAAAATTCAGTAAACGATTTCATTGTTCAATTCCTAATGCTATATGTTATTTATCTTTATCTATGCCTTTGATACGTTCTAAGAGACTGTTTCTATCTGTAACAACATAGCCTTCTCCATTTACAATATCGCCGTCTCCGGGTCCTGTATCTCTATCAAGTTTTTCTTTTTTAAGTTGCAATTCAATCATCTTTAATTTTTTGTCTAATTTTGCAGTTTTAGCATCAAGGCTTGTTTTAAGCATTGTGCCAGCTACTTCGAATACTCTACCGCTATACCGTGATTCTACATTCATACCAAGATCCATTAAATCGTCGTATGCTTGCATTGCTTTATCAGCAACTTCATTTAGCTCTTTATCAGCTGCATTTCCTAAACCTTTAACACTAGGTAAAGCACTTGCAATTTTATCAAACTCAGAAATATCACGCAACGTGTCTTCTTGATCTACTACTGCTCTAGATGCTTTGTCTTCGTTTTTAGACTCTTCGATAATTTCTTTAGAGTCAGGTAAGTTTAAAAGTTCTTCTAATTTCTTTGTCATTGGACTTCCATTATATGCTACTATTATTTATTTATATTTTGGAGTAAAGTCAAAATAATTAATTTCTTCTCGATATAAAGTATTTACAGTGTCTATAAACCCATTTGTATAATAACTTTTATCTTCATAAGTGTTTACTCTACGTTCTTTTTTGATTATATTATCAATTTTAAATAATTCGTTTAACTTATTATACTTAGATAATTGATCGTTATGTAATATAAAATCTACACCTTGGCTAAACTCTAATTGATTTCTAGTAGTAACATGATTAATAGAGTGCATGTATTCTACAAAAGATATGATGCCGTTATTATACGTGTCTAATATTTTTTGATTAATTTCAATATTATTATTTTTAAAAATTTTCTTTTTTACCTTTTGATAGGTGAATTCGTAAGCACTAATTAAACGTTCGTAAGTATTTCTTACCACACAAAAGCTAATATCTATATTTTGTGATGTTAAACTTTTTATTTGATTTAAGTCTTTATGTCCGTAAAATATTAATTTGTTATTTAAATTATTTCTATTAAACCATTCAATTACGCTGCCGCCACCCGTTTTAGGAATATGTATAAATGCTATGTTCATCTACGTTTACCTTGGTGGAAAATATCAGCTTCAGTTACTACCCTAAACAACATGCCTTTTTGTTTACAATATGCTCTTGCAGCTTCCCATTTAGCTTGGTTTAAAATATAACTTGCTTGATTTGCTCTGCTACGACCTGTTTTTTCTTTAATAGCCTGATTAGCAGGTTTTACTTCGATAAGTTCGACCTTTTGCCGCCCACGCTTATCTGCATATACAATAAAGAAATCAGGTACATATATTGTATGTTTTCCAGTAAGCGGATTTCTGTAAGGTATTTTTATTGCTTCGCTTGCCCATTGACTTACGCTAGGATGTTCGTCACAAAAACGCATAAACGCAAACTCCCAACTTGATCTATAAGTTGGAGTTCTACCACCTATATACTTGGCAGGGTTTTTGAGGTTAAATTTTCCTTGCGCAAAACGTCCCATTA